CGGGTTGAAGGCTGGCGCCGCCGCTGCGGCCAAAGCTCGCATGGCTGCCGCGAAGAAATCAGCAGGGCCGGCCAAGCCCGTCAAGAAGATGGGCAAGGCCCCGGTGAGCGCGGCGAAAGCCCGCTACAAAGAACTGAGCGGCAAGGCGCGATCCAGCTCCGCCTATCGTTCCGCCAGTGAGAACCGCGCCGCCGCCGGGGCCCGCCGGAGCCTCAAGGCCATGGAACAGTCCCGCGGGGTCACCAAAAAGCGGAAGGGCAAGCGCTGATCCATCCCAAGCCCCGGGGCCTTCCCCGGGGCCCCTAGGGCTCGATCACTAGCGGCGCCTGCCACGTCAAAGACCGCTGCTCCAGCCCCGTGGTCAGGTCCGGCACGGTGGAATCCGCCGATCGGCACCCGGGCAGCAACAACTGAATCCGGCGTACCGCTTCCTGTAGGTGATACGGGCCCCCCGGCGTTTCCGTCTCCCATTGGGTCGCCGCCATCCGCATCGTTGGATTGACGATCACCTCACCCGTCGCGCACACCTGGGGATCGTCGGATGTGAGGCGAAAAATCACGATCTCCACCCCCCGCACCACGGTGGTGGGTTCTTCCTGCGCCTGATTCATAAACTGCCGCGACAATGCTGGCAGGGTGGTGCCATCCGGGTACAGGTACGTGCCAAGTAGGCCCGCCATGGTGGCATCAGCCGCCAGCAGATCGTAGACCGCTTCGGTGGTGGTTGGCAGCGTCATCAGCCGATGCGGCGAATCTTGGCCTTAGCCTTGGGCTTTGCTGTCGCGGTGGTCTTGAATGAAGTCGCCCCTTTGCCGGCGGTCTTGGATGGCTTCTTGCCTTTGCTAGAAACCGTTGACGTTGGGCTTGCCATCATCCAGTCCCGATAGGATCCGATCTTAGCTTTCCTTCCCAGCAAAAAGGCGCCCCTCCCGAGGCGCCTGGCTTCCCAATCGGAAAATGAACCCAAGATCAATTCCCAATCAGGATCATAGCCCAGTATTGTCCGGGATGGTGCGCAGGGGGCCGATCACGCCGAGCGTTCCGGTGAACTTCTGCAACGACCCGCTTTCGCCGTCCTCCGAAATGTTGATCCGGCCGAAACCGATCTGTGCTTCGGTGGAACCGGCCGGGCCTTGCCGCAGGAACTTGACCACCAGGCCAGGGCTCACGCTTCGCTCACTGCACATAAGCAGGATTTTCCACGTGTAGGACTTGCGGTCAACCAATCCACTCAGGTTATACGAGAAGCTATTGCTACTCGCAATGGTAATCATGTTCCCGGAGTCCTCAGGGTCAAGCGTCATCGCCTGATCGGTTTGGGTGTCGCCGGACATTGGGATGCCGGTAAGACCCATGATGCGGATGGGCTTATCGGTGCCATCCAGCTTGAGGGCACCTTTGCCGACGGTGCCGGTATCAGCGCCGCTCGTAATGTTGGGGCCGGTGTTGGCGTAGGTGAATGTTTTGGCCACCGCGTCAATGGACGCCACCACGAAAGTACCATTGACGCTGGCATTGGTGACGGCCGTAACCTGAACAAGGTCTCCAATCACCAGGCCGTGGGTGGCAGCCGTGGTGATGGTAACCACGTTGGATGCCCGGGCTACGTTTGTGATCGCGAGTTCAGTCTTGTTAATGAACGCCGCGAAGGGCTTGGCGAGGGTGCCAACGCCGCTCCAGTCCACCTTCCCGCGGCCCTGCAGGGCATCGGCGGTGTTGATGAAGCCGGAAAGGTTGGTGCGGGCGGTTTCCAGTTGGTCGTAATCGACAGCGCTCGCCCGCATGGGCACCATGTGGGTGAGCACATCAACGGTCGCCCCATAAGCGGCGCTGGCCATGATTTGATCCCGTCGGGGGTGATACTGTGCTTAGCTTTCCGCAGGTTCTACCGGACAATCGGTAGCGTTACGCCTTCGCGGGCGAAGAGGAACGCGCCGGGGGCGGTGAGGGATGGCGGGATCAGTAGATCGACTGATTCGCCTTCCTCGGACCATAGGGTGCGTCGCTGGCCGACGGCCTTCCGATCGGCGATCAGGAACCCGCACCAGTGTTCATCATCCGCCCGCCATGGGGCGAGGATGAGAACGTCGTCGGCAGCCCAGCAGAGACGCGCTGGCGCCTTGTGGCCCTCGCCTGCCTGCTCCAACGCCTCACACCATGGCCCGATTGCCCAGCCGGGCATCAGGTCGCGTTCCATCAATGCCAGTAGGGCAGCACCAGCGGCAGCCGGCGGCAAGGGGGCTTCGGTGCGATCGGCGAAGAAACAGAAGTCATTCAGCTCAAAGGGCTTGCTGCGTTGCTTGCGGTCGCGGTTGGCTTCCGCCTGCAGCCATGCCAGCTGGGCGGTACTCTTCTCTGCGTCGTGGAGCGCTTCGCGGCGGTGGCGGTGGCCCTTCTCTACCGCTTGGATGATGTAGCTGGCGGGGAGCTTCCCGAATCGTTCCCGGCTGGCGTCGGGGTCAGCAGGGTAGAAGAATCGGAACTGCCAGTAGAGTTCTCCCCAGTCGGGTCGGGGAGCGGTAAGGGTTCCGGCCGCAGCTTTCCCAGATCGGCCTCCAGTTGCGCCAGCTGCTCTTTCGGATCGGCCGGGGGATTCATCGCCATTTCTTCCTGCCAAGCAACATCAGCGATGGCGCGTTGCAGGGTCGTCGGTAGCTCGCGGCTGTCGGCATCGGTCCATTCGCTGCAGCCCTCCAGCCGGCGGATCATGGCGGTCACGCGCCGTACGTTCTGCTCTGCCGCTAGCCGCTTGTTCAGGTGGATCAACGGGGTGGTGATCTGCCAATGCCGGATCTTCAGGTCCTGGTCTTCCTCGGAAAGGGGCTGGCCGATGCCAAACATGCTGGCGACGATCCGCACCAGCGCCATTTGCGCTTCAACCGGTGAGATGCCGGCGGCAGTGGCCAGATCCACCGCTGCAGCACAGTTCTCTGTGTACTGTTTGTTTTCAGGATCGATCTCACCGATGATCGCTGCCTCTTCGCCTGTGATCCAGCCGTAGAGCGGGATCTGCAGGGTGCCGACGCGATCATCCCCAACAGTGGCGAACGGCTCTTTGGGTTCCGCTGGCTTGACGATGAACGGCAGCGGTTTGATCATTTGACGGTGCGCCATGCGTGCTGGAAGTTTACCCGAAACGTTTGTTGGATCGGGAAAACAGGGACTCCTGAGTATGGCACGAGACCAAGGGGAGCGGTGACGAACGGTCGGGCTGGCAGGTAGACCCGCTGCCGGGTCTTGTCGCCCCAAGGGTAGATGTAGGCGCCGTTGTGGACTGCGGTGGCGTAGTTGAGGGAGAACCGGAACGTCGCGAGGGTGCCGCTAACGGTCATGCTGCCCGAGGCGCGCAACAGGCCCGTATCGACGATGTTCCGTGGGCTGCCGACGGCTGTCCCTTTGGTGCGGGAGCCGTCTTTGCGATAGGTGCCGCCGCGGTAGGTGACGCGGCCCGGGGTCCACCGCCATACCGGGCTGCCCATCGTGTCGAGGATGTGTTCCCACGCCTGATCAAACGTAATCCTGGCGGCCTGGTTGGCGGCAGCCTGCACACGGCGCGAGAAGGTGGCGTCAATGGTTACGCGGGTGCGGACGGTGGCCCTCATCTGCCGTCCGCGAAGACGCCGGTGAACTCATCCCCAGCGGCAGCCCGCACGATGGCGTCGATCCCGCCGGTGCCCGAGAGCGTGCCGATGGTGAACCAGCCGCGGCGGCCATTGGTGACAACCGGCAGCTCGCTCAGGGGCCCCTCCCATGCTTCCATGCGGATGCCGGCCACGAGGCCCGGGGGGCGCAGTCCGGTATCGGTCCACGCCCAGGAGCTGCCGGCATCCAGCCAGGATGCGCCCGCAGGCAGCACCGCCCATCGGGTGATGTTGCCTTCCATGTTCTGCGACCCGATGTCAATGCCGCCGGCATCGGCGCCAGCAGGGCCCGATGGCGTGGCGTCGATGTAGCACTCAACCACCACGAGGCGCGTGCTGGCGGGCACCGGGCCATCGCGTAGGTTGACCGGCTTGGCGGTCGGGTCACGCCATAACAGGCGCAGGCTGGCGAACGGGGCGAAGGGGGTGGGCATGGGTTAGGGCTTGCGGGTGCCGGCCTTCTTCTTCCCCTTCTTCGCCACCATCGCCGCCTCGGACAACGCGATAGCCACCGCCTGCTTGCGGCTCTTGACCTTCCCGCCCTTCCCCGGGCCCGGCTTGCCGGTGTGCAGCGTGCCCAGCTTGAACTCATCCATCACCTTCGCCACCTTCTTTTGCGCAGCGGTCGGCTTCTTGGCGGCCATGGAACAAGGCATCAGTTACTCCGAGGTTTCCGCTCGCCCTCAGCTCCTCACCAGCCCCGAGTAGCCGAACCCGCCATTGGTGGTGGCCTGCGCATCCAACGCCAACGCATCCAGGATCCGCCATCGCAGCATCGAGATCTCCGATCGCCGCTGCCCGTCCGCTGTGCTCGCCACCCCGCCACCATTCCCGCCAGATCCGAACTTAAGCCGGACCTTGAGAACGCTGGTATCCCACGTCACCTTGCCCGCCTGGCTCATCTGCTGATCCCGCGTCGGGCTCGTGCCGGGGATCGGGCCCTCGTACTCCTCCGCATTGGCCAGGTGCGCCGTACCCGCCTCCACCGCGCTCGTATGGTCCTGCTCCAGCACGTCAATCTGATCCAGCCACCCTTGGATGGATGCCACCGTAGGCGGGTAGCCCTCGGCGATCTCATTCATCCGGCACGTCAAGATGTGCATGGCCTCGTAGTGGCCGCCCCAGCTGCAGTGCATCCTGATCAGCTCGCGATCGTCCACCGCCGCTGGTGGGGTGGCCAGCACGCTCCGCCAGAGGGCATTCAGCTCAGGCAATGGCAGGGGCATGGATCGATCGCACGGCCGGCTAGGTTGAGGTTTCCGGGAACACGAGCGGCCATCAAAAAGGGCCCCCTGCACAGGAGCCCCTTTCGATCAGTCACAACCCCGATAGCTGCGCTCGTTTCCTAGGCCAGAGCAGCGACTGGGGCCCACCGGGGAGGAGACCCGCGTGCCCGACCCCCAAACCATATCACGGATCCCCGGGGACGCCAGCCATCACCAGAACGCTTTCCCCGACCGTCGCCGCGGACCATCCAGCCGCGACAGCCAGAACCGACTCACAGGGTCGCTCAGGTTCACCAGCATTTCCGCCAGCTGGTGTGCGTCCTCATCGCTCAGCGT